TATTGATGGTCAGAAGGTCAATCGTGAGGTGTTCTTTGACACTCTCTCTGCCTGGGGCAAGGATAACTCCAAGAAGTTTGTGGTTCTTCACCACTCCATCCTCGCAGAAGGTATCAACGTCAGCGGTCTGGAAGCAGTATTGTTCCTCCGCAATATGGACTTCATTGGTATCTCCCAAACCATCGGACGTTGCATCCGTTTGCATCACGATGATGCCAAAGGTATGCGCGATGGACGTATCGAACCTGGCAATCTGGCACAGTATAGCAAATCGTTTGGTCTTGTGTGTATCCCAGTGTACTCCAAGGTTGGTATTGCTACCGCTCGCAGTGTTCAGTCGGTTGTTGATACAATCTTCCAGAAGGGCGAACCTGCCATCTCGGTGGTGAGGCGGTGAGTCTCACAGTAGACTCAAGTGCTGGTCAGGGTCAAAACCCTGATTTTTTTGCAATTCTACTTGGAGGGTGTCATAGGTCATCCGCCGCAACAAAAACGACGATTTTTTGGAAAGTGTAATGAAAGAAGGATTTATTGTTGGCAAAGGTAACTATGCTGCTGTGCCCTATGGTAATCAACTGATGGTAATCCACAACGGTCAGCAACTCAAAGTGTGTAGGACTGAAGCATCAGCGAGGAAGTTCATTGATGACCATAAGAAAGGTGTATCGCAGGCAAAACTTCCTGTAGATTAAGATAAGGATCCTCTAAAGTGTAGCAGTAGTATAGCAAAGAACTTAATGACAACCTACCGATTCAACGGTGGCATACAGTCAGGTACAGTTGCCACTGATGCCCGTGCCCGCAAACTTGATGAGCAATGTAAGCATCTCAAGCAGGATGTTTATGATGAACTGAAGAAGATCTATCCCGATCTTGTTCTGCAAAAGAAACTCACCAAAGACCAAATTCCTGGTGGTAAGGGTGCCTGCGAACCTGATGGTGGCGCATGGTTCTATCGTGGTGTGCTGATTGCAGTGTTTGAGGGTAAGAAACAGCAGGATGCTGGCAATGCTATTGAACGCTGGTTCAAGAACAACTACATCTGCCGCAAGATTAACCCTGAGGTGAGTTACGTTACCTTCTGCACTGGTGAGGGTGCTTATGATGATGGGCAGATTGGTAAGGCACTTAACGTAGCACATCTTTTCGGATTCAACCAATACAATCCTGGCGAGAATAGTGCTTTTCTGAATACCGACTGCTTCACAAAAGAGCAAATCAATGCTATAATGATTGAAGTAATCTCTGAGCGAATCAACACTCTTTTTAACTGATTTGTCATTTAATCATGTATCAAACTGTTCTCCGCATCAACAAAAAATCATGGTCTGCTGGTACAGATTATCATGTAGGAATGAAGGGACTTGATGTAACCTTTACTCACAAACCTGGATGGACAATCAAAACGGAAATGATTGTTGATGATAAAGGTCATCCTGGATTGCGTGTGTGGCACGAAAGAGTTGACAACTGACTTAAATCTGATAGAATACATTTACCGATCAAATCTTAGTTAAAAAAATGACACTTGCCGGACTTAATCCAATTACTCATAACATTTTTGACCTTGAACAACTTGAACGTTTGAGTCCACAACCATCTGGTCCTGGTATTACCTTCGAGGGGTGGGCAATTCTTGATAAAGATGAAGTTCTTTCTCATACTCAAGCACGAGAACTTGGAATCAAAATTCAAACACGAGTTGGTCAAGCACTTTTCCCAGAAACTATTAGGGAAATCTATGGAGATGTAGAAGAAAATGGTTGGAACTATCGTCTCCCTCAACCTGCAGTTTCTCGCCTAGAAACTCCTATTATTGGACCTGATGAAAAAGTAAAAAACTATGCGGTTCGTGATTCAAATAACCGATTTGAACTTCCTTGGACTCACTTACCTTGTGCAATCATTAGTGGAGAAGACTATGATCTTTTGAGGTATGGATGTATTGCAAACAACCCCAACTCTTGGAGTCGAAAAAATGATTGCACATCAGATGACGTAAAATCCATGATCCAGATTGGATTTGAGATGGGTAAGATTGAAAAAACTGAAGAAGCAGTAATGGAAGAACTGCGTACAAACTATCCCAAGATTCGTACTCGTTCCCGTGCAAAGTTTGTAGCAGAAATTCTTGAAAGTGTTGGCAAAACAGTATCTTTCCAACCCTATAATAAAGTAGATGTTGCCAAACATCTTTCAGAGTATTTTGATCTTGATATTGGTCAAGATGATGATGCAAAAGTTATTCGCATCGCTAAGGGTTGGGGTCGTCCTCTTGATAATATGAGAAACAGTGTTGATCTTCTGGAACAAGCACTTGCAAATCCAGACTATCAAGTTCAAGCAATCTCTTGGTTGAGTGTTGGTGAAGGTGTAACTGTTCAACCCGATGAAACAAATGCTCCACAACTTCGCATCCAACACGATTCCGTTGTGAGCAACTTTGTCCGCAACTTTTGTATTCCTGTTGCTGATGCTTTTCGCAGAGGTAGTCTAAAACTTCCTACAAATTATTGGGTTTCTCAAGTTAATGGAAAAGAAAAACTAGACCAGTTTCAATAATAGTTTTCCACCCTTGACTGGGTGGTTTTTTATAATAAAATTAAGTTAACAGAGAAAAAAGTATATGCGTCCGTTGTTCATCTGGGCAGGTGGTAAGACAAAGGTGCTCAAGCACTATAAAGACTTCTTGCCATCTGCTTCTTCTTTTTCCAACTATTATGAACCATTCTTTGGTGGTGGTGCAATGTTCGTCCATGTGATGAATACTTACAAACCAAAAAATGTCTTTATCAATGATATCAATGCGGACATAATTTCAATCTATCGTTGTATCAGAGAGAACTACGATGAGTTCATTGAGCGACTGAATGATTTGGAGAGTCAGTATCTCCCACTGGACAAACCAGATAGGAAGAAACTGTACCTTGATGTAAGACATCAACATGCGTATGATTACGAGAGTTGGTCTAAACCATTTGAGTCTGCCACATTATACTTCTTGATGAAGACTGGATTTAATGGAATCTATCAACTCAATCAAAATACTAACGGAAGGTATGGAACTCCTGCTGGATTGTTAAATCAAAAGGATGTGGTTTATGACCGCCAGGTTATGGTGTGGTGGCATAATGCACTGCAAAATGCTACTATCACATCAGGAGATTGGTCTGCTTCTGTAACTGATGACCCTGATGGTTTCTTCTTCTTTGACCCACCTTATCGTGACAGTTTCGCAGACTATGGTAATGGATTTGATGACAATGCACTATTGCAACTGATTGACTTTTGTGATAGACAATCAAAGGTCTTTCTTGCCAATCGTGCTGATGATAACTGGTTTGATGATAAGTGTAAGTCACTGAGCGCACACTACTTTAACATTACCTACACTGCTGGTCGTAGAAAAAAGACGGAAGATGGGTACGAAGCAAAGAAAGCACGAGAAATCCTATTGTATAAGACTGACTGATACATTATGGTAGATTAAGATAAGGATCCTCTAAAGTGTCCTAGTAATGTAAGACGCATCTACTCTATGCCTCGCGCTCGCAAGCAAACTGCAAATGTCGTTAAAGTATCTGCTCCTCAAGTTCTGATTACTCGGGATCAATACTTTCAAGATATTAAGGTTCGCTGGGAGATTCATCAGTATGAAGTCAACAAACTTCGTGAAGATGTGAGCAAGTTGACTGAAACTGTTGCTCCTTATGTAAAAAACGCACTGGATTTTCTAACTGAAAAGTATCAGCAAATCAGTGCTAAGTATGCCACTAACTGAAGTGGAACTCTGGACTCACTGAGTCCTTTTTTTGTGGTAGAATTAAAGTTAGGATCCTCTAAAGTGTCCTAGTAGTATGAGCAAGCAACCGATGCAAAACAAACACCTAGAGCATCCTGAAGATGAGATTCTAACTGGCAATCTGTCGGTTCTTGATTGGTTCTCTGAGGTAGAATCTACCATCAGTGTGAAGATGGATGGTGCGCCTGCTATTGTGTGGGGAACAAATCCTCAGAATGGTAAGTTCTTTGTCTGCACGAAAGCAGCATTTAACAAGAAAAAGATTCGCCTTTGCTATAACGAGGATGACATCTTCACTCATTTTGGTGGACAACCTCGTGTGACGCAGATTCTCATCTTCTGCCTAGATTTCCTGCCTCGCACTCAACAAGTGTTGCAAGGTGATTGGATTGGTTTTGGTAAGGGTCTGGATACTTTTACTCCCAATACAATTACCTATCGTTTCCCTGAGAAGATTAGTCAGGAAATTGTTATCGCACCTCACACAATCTACAGCGGTTCGGATGACATTCGTGAGATGACTGCTGCTCCACTGATGAGCAAACTCATCAGCACTAAAGATTGTTTGT